TACTGATGTATCGCCATCGCGCACGACCTGATCACCGAGAAGATCAATCTTCCGGATACCAAGAAGACGATACATCAGTATGTCAACGACGCTATCGGGTTCAAGATGACGTCAGAACAGACGTTGTTCTATTCTCCGAACTGCTTCGGCACTGCTGACACGATCGCGTATCGCCAGAACACTTTGAGGATTCACGACCTCAAAACAGGCACCTCGAAGGTCTCGTTCGGCCAACTGCTGATCTACGCAGCGATCTTCTTTCTCGAGTACGAGAAACTCCAAGTCAAGCCGTACGAGACTCACGTGGTCCTTCGGATCTACCAGAACAACACTTTCGCCGAATACGTCGTCGAGGACATGGGCGAGATTGTTCAGATCATGAGCAAGATCGTGATGCTCGATGCGATCATCACCAGGGAGAGAGAGGAGGAGATTTCGTGATTTTCAGCGAAGACGAGTATGATGACAAGGTTGTCAAGCATTACGGAATCCTCCGAAAGTCTGGTCGTTATCCTTGGGGATCCGGAGAGCACGCCAACAAGTCCCAGGCTCAGCGCAACAAGGTCTTCCTCCAGATGGTGGACGATCTGAAGGCTCAGGGTCTGTCGGAGTCAGAGATCGCCAAGAGCTTCAAAATCACGACCGGCGATCTCCGAAATGCTCGCTCCATCGCTAAGAACGCGGCGAAGCAAGACTCCATCCTCACGGCTCAGAAGCTCCGGAACAAGGGCATGTCCACTACCGCCATCGGCAAGCAGCTGGGCATTCCCGAACCCACTGTGCGTCTGTACCTGAGGCCTGGAGAGCTGGACAAGCTAAAGGTTCTCGATGTCACGGCCAACGTTCTGCGGAACGCGGTTGCCGAGAAGCAGTTCGTAGACATCGGTTCCGGCGTCGAACTCCATATGGGCATCTCGAACGACAAGCTGAAGAAGGCTGTCTCTGTTCTGGAGAACGAGGGCTACACCGTTCATCGGATCAAGGTCCAGCAACTCGGAACCAGTCATCAGACGAACCTGAAGGTTCTGATCGGCCCCGATTCGACGTTCCTCGACCTGGTCGCGAACAAGGGAAAGATCTCACCGCCCACCGACATCTCGGACGACGGTGGTCGGACGTACAGCAAGATACAGCCGCCAATCTCTATCGACTCCAAGCGTGTCGCAGTCAGATACGCCGAAGAAGGCGGTAGGGAAGCTGACGGTGTCATCTACGTCCGTCCCGGTGTCAAGGACGTCTCTCTCGGTCAATCTCGTTATGCCCAGGTACGTGTCGCCGTCGACGGGACACATTATCTCAAGGGTATGGCGATGTACCGAGACGATCTCCCTGCCGGGACGGATCTCGTGTTCAACACGAACAAGAGCGACACCGGTAACAAGCTTGACGCCATGAAGCCGTTGAAGTTGGACAAGGCGACTGGTGACGTCGACCAAGAGAACCCGTTCGGATCCGTGGTCGATCAGATCAAGGAAAAGGACTCGTTCGGTCGCGACATTCCGAACACGGTCTCGTCTGCGATGAACGTCGTGAACAAGGAAGGTGACTGGGAAGAGTGGTCGAAGTCTCTCGCTTCCCAGTTCCTATCGAAGCAGAGTCCGATCCTCGCCAAGACTCAGCTCGCCAAGACTCTCGAGAACAAGCAAACCGAACTCGACGAACTCTCTAGGTTGAGCAATCCGGCTGTTAAGAAGCGTCTGCTGCAATCCTTCGCGGATGACGCAGACTCGGCGGCTGTTCATCTCAAGGCAGCGAGTCTTCCTCGGCAGCGCACGCAGGTCATACTTCCGATCGAGTCCATGAAGCCGACTGAGGTCTACGCACCGAACTTCAAGGACGGCGAGAAAGTCGTTCTGGTTCGTTACCCTCACGGTGGAACGTTCGAGATCCCCGAACTCACCGTCAACAACCGTCAGGCCGAAGCGAAGAAACTCCTCGGCCAAGCGTCTGACGCAATCGGCATTCACAGTAGTGTTGCCGAACACTTGTCGGGCGCCGACTTCGACGGTGACACAGTTCTGGTCATCCCGAACAATGAGCGCAAGGTCAAGACTCAACCCATGCTTGAAGGGTTGAAGGATTTCGACCCGAAGACTCAGTACCGTGAGTATCCTGGAATGCACAGGATGACGCCCACCGAAAAGGGCTTCGAGATGGGCAACGTGTCCAATCTCATCTCGGACATGACCATCAAAGGCGCGCCCAACAACGAACTCGAACGAGCTGTCAAGCACTCGATGGTGGTGATCGACGCCGAGAAGCACAATCTCGACTACCGTAGATCAGCCATCGAGAACGGCATCCCTGCTCTCAAGGAGAAGTACCAAGGCGCATCCAACGCCGGTGCCCAGACCGTGATCTCAAGGGCAAGTTCGAGATTGGATGTGCCTGAGCGCAAGCAGGGGTACAAGATCGGTCCCAATGGAGAGAAGATCTTCACGGAGACTGGCGCGTCTTACGTGAAGACCACAGTTAACAAGGCAGGCAAGGAAACAACGGAGACGGTCAACAAGACCGAGCGTTCTACCAAGCTCGCTGAGGCTACCGATGCGCACACTCTGTCTTCCGGCATGCCAATCGAGAAGATCTACGCCGATCACAGTAACAACCTTAAGGCACTGGCCAATCAGGCGAGGAAAGAGCTCGACACGACCAAGTCTATGGCGTACTCACCTGCAGCCAAGGTGGCGTACAAGGACGAGGTAGACTCCCTCAACTACAAGTTGGCTCAGGCCCTTAGGAACAGCCCCCGTGAACGGCAGGCTCAGATCGTAGCCAATGCCGTGGTCGCCCAGAAGCGGGCTTCCAATCCAGACATGGACAAGGACGAACTTAAGAAGCTTAAGTTCATCGAGCTTGAGAACGCTCGCAACAGAGTTGGTGCACAGAAGAAGTTGATCGACATCACACCTGGCGAGTGGGCTGCCATTCAGGCTGGTGCTATCAGCACTAACAAGCTGACACAGATCCTGGACAATGCTGACCTCGACAAGATCAAGAAGCTGGCTACACCTAAGGCCGAGGTAGGACTGTCCTCTTCACAGAAGAGTCTTGCTCTCACGTACGCACGTAGCGGACACACACAGGCTGAGATCGCTGAAGCGTTGGGCGTGTCTGTGTCTGCACTCAAGCGTGCACTCAAGCCGAAGGAAGGCGACGATGAGTGATGACGTGATGCTCACGACGTCTGACAATCCGTTCAACCCATTCACTCAGTTCAATGAGTGGCATGCTTGGGACTACCCTAGGTACGACACCCTAGGGTACCTAGCACGGATCGCTAAGACATCACATGAACTGTCACAACCTGATCAGATGCTTGCTATCGTTAGTGCAGTCGATGAGATCGTCTCGTTGAATTCGGGATTGTACCTCAAACTCACGAAGCCTTCGAGCTCTGACACATCAACAACTTCATAGCGTACTGGTCGGCTGCAGGGTCTGTTGTATCATCAATGGGATGACGTGCCTAACTCCTATTGATGGTACTATAGACCCTGCAGCCTACTAGTTGCAGAAAAAAGATACTCTGCGTTGGGAAAACATAGATTGTCAAAATTTGCCTATGGGGCGGGGGGTCTAGCAAAAATGGCCCCCTGTTGCATCGCCCGTCCACCAAAAAAATCCCCGGCGGGAAAATTCCGGCAAAGTTTTTACCCCCAGCGGTTCATTCAGGAGATCCGAAAGGTCCATGAGACTGTATGAAGTCCTAGTGGCCTTCTAAGGTTCCCTGCCCCACACCCCATCCCTCCAATAAACTACCCAGAAGGGAGTTGAAACCATGGCTGCACGTAAGACAAGTGATGGTGACGAGACCATACCTCGCCGCAGACCGGCAACAACTTCCGAGGGTCGTGAAGCCCAGTTGGTCGCTCTCGCCATGGACGTCGCTGAGAAGCAACTCCGTGAGGGAACAGCCTCTGCTCAGGTCATCTCTCAGCTTCTCAAGCTTGGTTCGTCTCGTGAGAAGCTCGAACAGGAACGCCTGGGCGGTGAGAACCGACTCCTCGACGCTAAGATCGAATCGATCGCTTCGGCTGGTCGAATCGAGGAACTGTACAGCGAAGCCATCAAGGCCATGCGCCAGTACGGTGGCCAGGAACCCGTGGATGAAGACGACGGGTACGATGCGTAGGTCATTCTCCGAGCTTCGCCTGCTCGAGACATTCGAGGAAAGGTTCAGGTATCTTTCCCTCCGGGGGAATGTTGGCGAAGAGACTTTCGGTTTCGACCGATACCTGAATCAACAGTTTTACAGGTCTCACGAATGGCGCCTTGCTCGTCGCGCGATCATCGTGAGAGACCTGGGCTGCGACCTCGGCATGGAAGGCCGAGAGATCCACGGTGGTCTCTATATTCACCACCTGAATCCGATGACCGTACAGGACATCAAGAACGGTGACCCCGGAACACTCCATCCGGAGAATCTGATCACCACTTGTCACGCGACCCACAACGCCATTCACTACGGCGACGAGCGACTACTTCCCCGGCCTCTCGTCGAACGCAGACCCGGCGATACAAAACTCTGGTAATCGGAAGAAGGATCTCTAGATGACCACCATCGCCTACGACAAGCCCGTCAAGGACTATGTCGCCGAACTCAGCGCCACCGGCCACGTCACGCACAAGGCCTACAAGAAGACTTCGGTCACCTTCCACCACAACGGCGGGAACCTCAGTCTCTCGAGCATCCTGTCCACCTGGAAGACCCGCGCCGCCTCGGCTCATTTCGACGTCGACGCCGCGGGCAACCTCGCGCAGTACGTCAAGGTGACCGAGTACGCCTGGGCCGTCGGAGCGCTCGGCGGGAACGAGTCCAGCATCTCGATCGAGATGGCCGATATCACCGGCGCCTCCGGCAAGCCCGAGTGGGAGGTCAGTGACAAGACCCTCGCCGCTGCGACCCGACTGGCGGGCTGGCTCTTCGCTCACGTCATCGGCGCCAGGCCCACCGCGAGCAACGTGTTCCCTCACAAGCACTGGTCGGCCACCGACTGCCCCGGTCCGTACGTCACCGGCAAGTGGTCCGAGATCCTGACGGCTGTCGAGAAGGCCTACGACTCGTTCGTTGGCACCCACGTGACCACTCCTCCGTCGACCAACCACGAGACCAACGCTCAGGTCGCCGACGAGGTCATCGCTGGCAAGTGGGGCGTCAACCCCGAGCGTTCGACCGCTCTGACTCGCGCCGGTTACAACGCCGCCACGATCCAGAGCCTCGTCAACGCCAAGCTCAAGAACAAGACCGCTCCTCCGGCGGCCAAGCTGACCGTCGCCCAGGTCGCGACCCAGGTCATCGACGGAAAGTGGGGTAACGATCCCGCGCGGTCGAAGGCCCTGACCGCCGCTGGCTACAACGCGGCCGCAGTCCAGCACGAGGTCAACACCCGGTACTGATCATATTCGAGGGAGGTGCTCCACGTGATCACCAGCATCCTGACAAGCGTCAAGAAGTCCCTCAGCGTAGCCGAGGCCAACACCGACTTCGATGACGTGCTCATCCTCCACATCAACTCGACATTTTCCGACCTGGCTCTGCTCGGGATCGGACCTGTCGACGGTTTCATGATCGAAGACGACTCGGAAACGTGGGACGCCTTCCTCGGGACCGACAACCGTAACAACAACGTCAAGTCATACGTATATCTAAAGGTACGTATGCTCTTCGACCCGCCTTCGCTGTCGTTCGTCATCGAAGCGATGACCAAGCAGATCGAAGAGTACGCGTGGAAGATCAACGTAGTGAGGGAAGGAGATTCATGGGTCGATCCGCAAGCGTCGAGCATGTGGGGCCACTGACCGTCGAGTATATCCTCCAGCACGTCGGCGAACTCGACTTCTTCGATGACGATGTCGAGCAGTCCGGCGTCAAGGGTATGAAGTGGGGCGTCCGAAAGGATCACGGTCACGAGGGCGAGGCGGCCAAGACTTCGAAGATCGCCAAGCTCGACAAGAACTTCGAGAAGAACTCCAAATCGTACAACGTCACTATCAAGATCCACAACAGTGCGGCTCGAGCGACGAACGATCACGATGTCGAGCGGATCAACAACAAGCCGCAGTACAAGAACAAGGACTTCAATCTCGATTCCCCTTTGCGGCGGAAGTACTACAAGGAACACAACGACGCCTTCGTCAAGAACTTGCAGAAGGCCGCAGCCGAGCAGGGGACCAACGCCTCAGGCACCAAGAAGTACTCCATCACTACGAGTGAGAACGGTTTTTGGAACGTAAAGGTCGAAGACGTCACGCATTCTGCGATGAACGATGGTTCCGAGGATTCGTTCAACATCCCGGTCAAGTACGACGCTACCGGCCATATCGTCTCGATCGGTGACACCGAGATCGAGCAGTCTGGCGTCAAGGGTATGAAGTGGGGCGTTCGCAAGGCCGGAACGGGCACTCCGTCTGCCCACAAAGCCGCTCCTCGAAAGGCTGACTCCGAGGACGTCAAGAACGTCGACAAGCAGAAGGAGAAGATCGGGACGCACGGCACCCGGGTTCTCTCGAACAAGGATCTCCAGGACGTCATCACTCGGATGAACCTGGAACAGCAGTACGACAAGCTCGTCGAGGACAACCCAGTCGAGAACGGCCACAAGCAGGTCAAGAAGATCCTGGATCTCGTCAACACCGCTCAACGGATCCACGGAGTCTACACCAGTCCTCTCGGCAAGGTTGCTCGGAAGGTTTCCGGACTCCCGTAACCTCGTAGAAAGGATCCGCAATGTCATTGTCAAACACGGCGGTTCCGATCTACTACGGTCAGTTCCGCGAGGCAGTGATTCGTGGCGATATTCCGGTGAACCGAGAAGTCTCTCTTGAGATGAATCGGATCGACTCGCTTATAGCGAACCCGGCGTACTATTACGACGACAAAGCGGTCGAAGGATTCATCCTCTACTGCGACAACGAACTAACCTTGACCGATGGAACCGATCTTCATCTGCTTCCTTCGTTCAAGGTCTGGGCCGAACAGATTTTCGGATGGTACTACTTCGTCACTCGAAGTGTCTACGTGCCAGGGCCGAACAACCGCGGCGGACGTTACGTCAAGAAGACGATCAAGAAGAAACTCACGACGAAACAGTATCTCATCGTTGCTCGAGGTGCTGCCAAGTCGATGTACGCCGAGTGCATCCAGAGCTACTACTTGAACGTCGACACCCACACGACACACCAGATCACCACAGCTCCGACAATGAGACAGGCCGACGAGGTCATGTCACCATTTCGGACGGCCATCACGCGGGCGCGCGGGCCTCTGTTTCAATTCCTGACTGAAGGTTCGATCCAGAACACCACTGGATCCCGAGCACTACGGCAAAAGCTGGTTCCGACAAAGAAGGGAATCGAGAACTTCCTCACGGGGTCGTTGCTCGAGGTCCGTCCCATGTCGGTAAACAAGCTACAGGGACTGCGACCCAAGGTCTCCACGATCGACGAGTGGCTTTCTGGTGATGTCCGAGAAGACATCGTCGGTGCAGTCGAACAGGGCGCTTCCAAGCTCGATGACTACCTGATCGTGGCCATTTCCTCGGAGGGAACGGTCCGAAACGGCAGCGGCGACACGATCAAACTGGAGCTCGCCAAGATCCTCAAGGGAGAGTATTTCGCTCCCCACGTCTCGATCTGGCACTACAAGTTGGACGAAGTCGAAGAGGTTGGGGACCCCGCTATGTGGGTCAAGGCCAACCCGAACCTTGGATTGACCATTTCCTACGACACATACCAGCAGGATGTCGAACGAATCGAGGCCGCTCCGGCCACTCGTAACGATATTCTGGCCAAGCGGTTCGGTCTTCCGATGGAGGGCTTTACCTACTTCTTCACCTACGAGGAGACTCAGGCTCACCGACGTCGCGATTTCTGGGGTCTGCCGTGCGCTCTCGGCGCTGACTTGTCCCAGGGTGACGACTTCTGTGCGTTCACCTTCCTGTTTCCTCTGGCTGACGGCACGTTCGGGGTCAAGACTCGAAGCTACATCACGTCGCTCACGTTGATGAAGTTGCCGGGTGCAATGCGCCAGAAGTACGAGGAATTCACCAACGAGGGCAGTCTCCATGTCCTCGAGGGTACCGTCCTCGACATGATGGAGGTCTACGAAGACCTTGATCAGCACATCACGGATTCGAGTTACGATGTTCGTTCTCTAGGGTTCGACCCGTACAACGCGAAAGAATTCGTGAGCCGGTGGGAAGCCGAATACGGACCGTACGCGATCCAGAAGGTTATCCAAGGCGCTAAGACCGAGTCTGTTCCCCTCGGTGAGCTAAAGCACATGAGCGAACAGAGAATGCTCATATTCGATGAAACGCTTATGACCTTTGCCATGGGTAACGCCGTAACCATGGAAGACACGAATGGAAACCGAAAGCTCCTGAAGATGCGTCAGGATGCCAAGATCGACAACGTTTCCGCCCTGATGGACGCATACGTCGCATACAAGGCCTACAAGGAGGCATTCGAGTGACCAACAACCGGCCCACACGCCAGTTCACCCCCGTGTCCGCTCCCGTCAAGCGGCCCAACCAGCCGACCGAGCAGGTGGCGTTCTTCGCTGCCGATGGCACCCCGCTGATCTTCAACGCGGCGCAGGCTGCCGACACTGGCGCCACCGTCAAGCTTACCGGGTACGTCGCCCCGTCCGGCAGCAACGTCGTCGCAGCCGACAGCGTCAACCAGGCCATCGCCAAGATCGACGCCCGTCTGCGTGCCGCGGCCACCCCGCTGTAACCCATGAGTACTCCTGCGGAACTGGTTCACCAGGGTGTCAAGGGCATGAAGTGGGGTGTGCACAAATCTGGCGAACCGGTCAGTGTTCATTCAAGCTACACGCCATACCACCAACGCACCGACGCCGGTGATTTCGGCCAGCGCGGAGCTAACCGGATCAATAACCGACTGCACGCCGGACAGACGCACACGGAAGCCCGAGCTGCTGAGCTTTCCCGCCAGAACAAGCAGCGGGCGGCTTTCGTCGGAGCCCTCATCACGGCGAGGATCCTGCTGAAATACGGACCGGTAGCGGTCCAAACGATCACGGTAAAGGCTCACAACAACCGGGTCGAAGGCCAGCGTCAAGGCACGATCAACTACAACACCCCGCGGGCCGCCAAGCAGAACAAGCAGGGCGTCCACAACGTCACGTCCAAGTAGTTCATCGACCGAATCCCAAGGAAAGGAGGTGAAACATGGCAGGAGTATTTTCTCGTCTGAGAGAGTCTCTGACCCACGCTTGGAACGCCTTCAACCCAAACTCGTACAAGGTTCCTGAGCATCCTTACGCTGCTGGCGTAGGTGCGGGTGGTAGTTACAGCTATTTCCGTCCGGATCGGATGCGGACTCCGTTCGCTTCTGAAAAGACCATCGTCGCTTCCATACTCGCTCGGATGAGCATCGATGTATCCGGAGTCGACATTTTCCACGTTCAGTGCGACGCAGATGGACGTTATCTGAAGGATCGACCCAGCGGTCTCAACAACTGCCTGACTGTCGAGGCCAACACCGACCAGGGTGCCAGGCAGTTCCGTCAGGACATCGCGCTGTCTCTTCTTCAGATGGGCACCATCGGGATCGTTCCGGTCGACACGACCCTCGACCCTACCGTGTCCGGAGCGTTCGACGTTCAGACGCTTCGTGTCGGCGAGATCACTGAGTGGTTTCCGAAGCACGTTCGGATCAATCTGTACAACGAGGAAAAGGGTTACCGAGAGCAGATCGTTCTCCCGAAGCAGTTCGTTGCCATCGTCGAGAATCCGCTCTACTCGGTGATGAACGAGCAGAACTCAACTTTGCAGCGTCTCATCCGCAAATTGAACATGCTCGATGCGATCGATGAGGCCTCGGCCTCCGGCAAGCTCGACCTGATCATCCAGCTCCCCTACGTCATCAAGTCTGAAGCCCGTCGGCAACAGGCTGTCCAGCGACGTACGGATCTGGAGGAACAGCTCAAGGGCAGTACTTACGGCATTGCTTACGCCGACGGTACCGAGAAGATCACACAGCTCAACAGGCCCGCCGAGAACAACCTCCTCGCTCAGGTCCAGTACCTGATCAGCCAGGTTTACGCGGAGCTCGGTCTAACGGACTCGATCATGAACGGTACGGCCGACGAATCGACCATGCTGAACTACATCGACCGTACGGTCAAGCCTATCCTCGACGCGATCACCGAAGCCATGAAGCGAGCCTTCCTGACCAGGACCGCCAGGTCTCAGGGGCAGTCGATCATGTACTTCCGTGACTTGTTCTCTCTGGTTCCGCTCAGCCAGATCGCCGAGATCGCGGACATGTTCTCGAGGAACGAAATCCTCACGCCGAACGAGATTCGAACGGCGATCGGAACGAAGCCCTCGAGTGACCCCAAGGCCGACAAGTTGCAGAACAGCAACATGCCGGTCACAACAACTCCGCCGGAGTCAAACAAACCTGTCCGTATCGAACCGGTGCACAACGTGCCTCCGATCGGATCGAAGGCCGCTGCGGCACTCGCCAGCGGTTCGCCTGGCCAGCCACCCTCACTCTCGCATGGTGCTTCCATCGTCGCCTTGATGATGAAAGAACTCCCGAGGGTGACGGAACCACTAGCGATAGAATCAGGAGGAAAGAGTCAAAATGGAAGCTGATTTCGGTGGTTACGCCACCAAGGCGAACCTGAAGTGCACCGACGGAAAGACCATCACGCCCGCCGCTTTCCAGCACATGGACAAGATGCAGGTTCCGCTGGTCTGGAACCACAAGCACAGCGACAACAAGAACGTGCTCGGCCACGCGATCCTCGAAGCCCGTCCGGATGGCATCTGGGCCCACGGGTACTTCAACGAGACCGAGGGCGGCAAGAACGGCAAGATCCAGGTCCAGCACGGTGACATCAAGGCGATGTCGATTTACGCCAACAACGTCGCCATGCAGGGCAAGTCGGTCGTCCACGGGAACATCCGTGAGGTCAGCCTGGTCCTCGCGGGCGCCAACCCCGGCGCGACGATCGAGAACGTCCAGGTTCGGCACGGCGCCGACGAGGACGACATCGAGACCATCAGCGACGAGATCGTCATCCACCTCGGATTCAACATCGAGGAGGAGAGCTTCGCCCACGCGACGAAGCCCGCCGCCAAGGCCGTCCCCCCGGTCGCTACGAAGACCGAGACGTCGACCGCCAAGAAGCCCGTCCCCTCTGCCTCCAGCGACAGCAGTGGTGACGGCGATGGCGCCGATGCCGAGGACAGCGCGGACACCGCGGACGATGCGTCCGCTCAGGCCGTGTACGACACGTTCACGCCCAAGCAGAAGAAGCTCGTCGACGTCATGGTCGGTCTGGCCGCGCAGGGTTCCGGAGACGACACCCAGCACGCGGACGGCGACGACAAGGACGACGAGAACACCACCGAGGGCGACCTCGCCCACCAGGAAGGAACCGGCCCCGTGACGAACGTGTTCGAGCAGGCCAACAAGAACAAGACCACCGATGGCGGGGTCATCCGCCACAACATCGACGAGGACGGCCTCAAGGCGATCTTCAAGGATGCCAAGAAGTCCGGCTCCCTGATGGACACCCTCGCGGACTACGTCGTCGAGCACGGCATCGAGAGCGTCGACGCCCTGTTCCCGAACCCCCAGCTGCTGAACTCCACCCCGGACTTCAACAGCCGGAACATGGCGTGGGTCCAGAACGTCCTGGACTCTACCCGCAAGAGCCCGTTCTCGCGCATCAAGACCATCGTCGCGGACATCACCCTGGACGAGGCCCGCGCCAAGGGTTACGTCAAGGGCAACTTCAAGAAGGAGGAGTGGATCCAGCTCACCAGCCGGACCACCACCCCCACCACGGTCTACAAGAAGCAGAAGCTGGACCGGGACGACGTCCTGGACATCGTCGACTTCGACGTCGTCGTCTGGCTCAAGGGCGAGATGCGGATCATGCTCTCGGAGGAGGTCGCCGTCGCGATCCTGCTCGGTGACGGCCGTGACCCCGAGGACGAGGACCACGTGCTGGACCCGTCGGGCGCCAACTCCGGCCCCGGTGTCCGTTCGATCCTGAACGACGACGAGCTGTACGTCACCCGGGTCAACGTCAACGTCTCCGACACCGGCTCCAACTGGGACGAGGTCGCCGACCAGGTCCTGGACGCCAGCCAGTACTACAAGGGCACCGGCAACCCGGTGTTCTACGCCACCCAGCGGACCATCAACAAGCTGCTGCTGTCGAAGGACGCCAACCTCCACCGCAACTACGACAACAAGCAGGCGCTGGCTGCGGCTATGGGCGTTTCGGACGTCGTCGCCGTGGAGCCGATGCTCCGGTTCCCGAACCTGCTCGGCATCGTGGTCAACCTCACCGACTACAACATCGGCACCGACCGCGGCGGGGAGGTCAACCTGTTTGACTTCTTCGACATCGACTACAACCAGCTCAAGTACCTGATGGAGACCCGCATGTCGGGTGCTCTCGTCAAGGTCAAGAGCGCGATGGTCCTGTCCTCGGTCACCGGCACCGTGCTGGTCCCGACGCCCGCGACGTTCGTCCCCGCGACCGGCGTCATCACCATCCCGACCCAGGCCGGCGTGGTCTACAAGAACGGCGACGGGACCACCCTGACCGCCGGTGCTCAGACCGCGCTGGCCGCGGGCACCTCCGAGCTGGTGCGGGCCGTCGCGAGCGCCGGTTACTTCTTCTCGGTCACCGGCACTGCCGGTCAGGACGAGTGGACGTTCCAGCGTCCGGCTGCCAGCTAAGGCAGACAGCACCAACATGGCGAGATTTTCCGGAAAGGTCGGTTTCGCTACGACGACGGAAAAAGCGCCTGGCGTGTGGACGGACGACGTCACCGAGTTTCCATATTTCGGTGACGTCGTCCGTGCTGTCAAGCACACTCAGGCAGCCGACAAAGTCAACAACGACTACTCGGTTAGCAATTCCATCAGTATAGTTGCCGACCCTTACGCGACGCAAAACTTCTTCGCCATTCGCTATGTAGAGTGGGCGGGTAAGCTCTGGACCGTCTCGAACGTCGAGATCCAGAGCCCCCGCCTTCTCCTGTCCCTGGGGAGTTTCTATGACGGCCCCACGCCTTGAGCTTCACGCGATCCTAGTGGGGCTCGTCGGCGAGGGTGGAACGGTGTATTTCCAACCCCCGTCGAACGTCCAGATGACATATCCGTGCATCGTCTACGCACGGGATGCCGGTCTGACGAAGTTCGCCGACAACGCTCCCTACACCTACAATCAGCGATACCAGGTGACGGTGATCGACCGGGATCCGGATAGCGATATCCCCCGCAAAGTCACTGGACTGCCGAAGACCTCTTACAACAGAGGCTTCGTAGCTGACAACCTCCATCACGACGTCCTCGAGCTGTACTACTAGGAGAACAAGCATGACAGTGATCAAGTGGGACCAGGTCGGCAGCCGGAAGTACGAGACCGGTGTCGACCACGGCGTCCTGTACATCCCCGACGGGGGCGGCGCCTACAGCACGGGCGTGCCGTGGAACGGTCTGACGACCGTCACCGAGTCGCCCTCCGGCGCTGAGGCCACCGCCCAGTACGCCGACAACATCAAGTACCTGAACCTGGTCTCGGCCGAGGCGTGGGGCGGCACCATCGAGGCCCTCACCTTCCCGGATGAGTGGAACCAGTTCGATGGTCTCGCCGAGCCGCAGCCGGGCGTCCAGATCGGTCAGCAGCCGCGCAAGCCGTTCGGCCTGTCCTACCGGACCCTGATCGGCACCGACCTGACCAGCCAGGCTGGCTACAAGATCCACATGGTGTTCGGCGCTCTGGCCGCTCCGTCGGAGAAGGCGCACGCCACCGTCAACGACACCCCGGCCGCGCTGGCCTTCAGCTGGGCGATCACCACCACTCCGGTGGACGTCCCCGGCTACGGCCCGACCGCGACGCTCACTGTGGACTCGACCCTGGTCGACGCGGACGCTCTGGCGACCCTGGAGGACTTCCTCTACGGCACCAGCGGCACCGACCCGTCCATGCCGATGCCCGCGGCCGTCCTCGCGATCTTCGAAGGCACCGTCGTCGACGCCACCCCGATCGCCCCGACCTACACCTCGGGCACCCACACGGTGGTCGTCCCGACCGTCGCGGGTATCACGTACTGGATCAACGGCGAGGTCGCCACCGGTTCCATCGTGATCACCGAGTCCACTGTCGTCTCCGCGACTCCGGACGTCGGCTACAAGTTCACCCAGCCGAGCGTCAACGAGTGGCTGATCACCTTCTAGTACCAGGGCAGGAGGCCAGAGAGTGCTCCAGATCAATGTGACGTTGTCGGAAGTCTTCAACCAAGTCACACAGAAGTACGTCCGTTCAACCTTCGTCCTCGAGCTGGAGCACTCTCTGGCCACACTGTCAAAATGGGAGTCATTCTTCAAGAAGCCGTTCCTCAGTCCTGAACCGAAGACGATCGAAGAGACTTTCTGGTACGTCAAGGCCATGGCCTCTACCCCGGATGTTCCCCCGGAGGTCTTCGAGCATCTGTCCGAAGGCAATGTAAGGGACATCCACGATTACATCGCAGCCGACTTCACGGCCACTTGGTTCAGCGAAGTCGGCGGCAACAAGATCCATCACGAGATCATCACGGCAGAGATCCTCTACTACTTGATGGTTACACACGGGATTCCATTCGAGACTCAGCATTGGCACCTGAGCCGTTTGGTCACTCTCATTCGAGTGTGCAACGAGAAGAACGCCCCGAAGAAAGAACTCTCTCCGGCCGAACAACGCCAGAGCATGCAGGAAGAGAATGCACGTCGACGTGTCTTGTACGGAACCACCGGATGAGAGGAGGAATTCAGCATGCCAAGACTCGCTTGGAGCACTGTCGGTTCGCGGTACTACGAAGCAGGCGTTGACAGAGGCGTCCTGTACGTCGACTCGAACCCCGGTGTCGCCTGGATGGGTCTGGTCTCCGTCGATGAGAACCCGTCCGGAGGCGATCCACAACCGTTCTACATCGATGGCGTCAAGTACTCGAACGAAGCGGCTCCTGAGGAGTTCGCCGCGACCTTGACGGCGTTCACCTACCCCGACGAGTTCGCACAGTGCGATGGTTCAGTAGAGCCTCGGTCCGGTTTGTTTCTGATGCACCAGCGGAGGAAGTCCTTCGGTCTGGCGTATCGGACCATGATCGGAAACGACCTGACGCACGCAGCCGGGTACAAGATTCACATCGTGTACAACGCTCTCGCGTCTCCGTCGAACCGAACGAACAACTCGCTCAGTGATTCGATCTCGCCGTCGAACTTCAGCTGGACGCTTACGACTCGGCCTCCAGCGATGGCCGAGTACAAGCCGACGGCTCATATCGTAATCGACACTCGTTTCACCGACCCCGAGGTCGTCTCCACCGTCGAGGATATTCTGTACGGAACCGACTCAGATGCGGCACGTCTCCCGACCCTTGCCGACCTGCTCGAGGCCTTCGACACCATATCCACGCTCACTGTGACCGACAACGGCGATGGTACGTTTACCGTCACCGCTCCGTTCGACGTCATTCGGATGCTCGACAGCGACACCTTCGAGATCACGGCGCCTACCGCCGACTTCATCGATGACACCACCTACACGATCAGCTCCGAATAGAAAGGAGGTCTAGTGGCTACCGTCACAGGAATGACCGCCGCCGCGATGGAGGCGATTCAGAACGCTACCGTCGTCAGCGGAGTGATTGACCCCGACGGCCATCTCACTCTCACCCAGTTTGACGGAACCGTTCTCGACGCGGGATATTTCCCCCCGGCTGACACCAGCACCTCCGGGTTCGTCGAGCTCGCCACTCTCGGTGAGACCAATGCTCTGACCGATGGCACTCGAGCGGTCACTCCGGCCAGTCTTGCGACCCTCGCCGGTCGTATCACAGCGCTCGAAGTCAGTCCGCTGTCGATCCTCACCCAGAACGGCCTCAACGAGGCGGCTCTCCTCACGTCGTACCCCGTGGGCTCCAGTCTGATGATTCTGACGACGAGTTCCGGCTGGTCGATCAACAGCGGCTTCGGTTCTGTCGTCACCAACCGATACAGCAGTGGTACCCGCGGGCAACAGACCTTCTACTCGAGTGCCGGTGGAACGTCTCTTCCCCAGATGTGGCTTCGTGCTTATGACGCATCGAATGGGGGCGGAGGTTGGACCGCATGGGTCCTGGTCCCGACTGTCGCAACCCTGACCGCCTCGAGCTTCACCCAGGCTTCGTTGTACACCGCCTACCCTCAGGGTACTTCGCGTCTGTACTACGCCTCGGGCAGCACCACCGGTTGGGACTTCTCCCCCGCGTTCGGTGAAGTCGTGACTTACGTGGACGGAACGCTCTTCGCAAAGCAGACGTTCCGGAGCCACGTAGGTGGAGCCAACGCAACGGCCGAGTGGATCCGAACGGCTACGTCCGGCGGGGGTTGGTCGACGTGGGAGAAGCTCACGCAGTCCAGCGACATGGCGTTGATACCCACTCGGATCTACACCAGCACCGCGAGCATTTCTGCCGTAGCGAACACGCGGGTCACTCTCGCCGTCCTATTCCCGGTCGGACGCTTCACGGCTACACCGTCGGTGCAGGTCACGGCAAACAGCGGTACGCCCGAGAATGTCGTGGGCCTCACGGTCACCGCTGTTTCGGCGACCGGTTTCACCATCAGCATCTACCGTACCGACACGGTGGTCACGACCATCTACTGGCAAGCGATGCAGAACTAGGGGTTTACCATGGTAGGCCAGTACATCAACAAGGGCATGATCGACCAGATGTCCAGCCAGACCATCATAAACATGCGTAACGCGATGGTGGCGATGGAGTATCTCATCCAGTGGATGGCGATGAACCCAGTCGTCAACGGCGAAGACATGCTCGTGACCAACACCGAGCCCAGATCCGAGCGTACTTCTCCGGCATGGACGCCGTCTTCACCAACAATGCGGCCGCTTTCAACGCGGGCAGGGGTTTCACCGGCTTTTTCTAACCACGAAGGAAGGAGCCCGACATGATTTCAGTTATTGTGAAGGGCTCCACCAAGCAGTTGGAAGCCTTTGTAGCTCGGGTTGGCAAGTTGGATATTTCCAAGATCTTGCACGACTACGCGATCGTAGGGGCCAACGCTCTCTACCGCGCCACCCCGGTCTACACGGGTTTGGCCTCGCATTCATGGGGCTATGAGATAATTGCTGCGAACGGTACGTACACGATCTCCTGGACGAACAGCGACGTCGAGAACGGCTTCCCGGTGGTCATCATGTTGCAGTACGGACACGGCACCGGAACCGGTGGCTACGTCCAAGGAAGAGACTTCATAAATCCGGCGATCTCGCCGGTATTCGACCTAATCGCTGACAGGGTGTGGCAGGCGGTGATCTCTGCATGACGACTATTGACCAACGAATTGTTCAACTCGAGTTCGACAACAGGCAGTTCGAGGCAGGGATCGCCCAGTCGCGCGACTCCTTGGGTCGATTCACCAAGCAGCTTCAGCTCACGGGCGCCACCAAGGGCCTGGAGGACGTTGACTCAGCAGCCAAGAACGTCTCCGGACTGGATCGTATCTCGTCCGGTGTCGACGCCATCGGCAACAAGTTCAAAGCCATGTCGGTCGTGGGCCTCACGGTCCTGTCCGATATTACGACCAAGGCCCTAAACGCTGGCGAGAGAATCGCCAAGGCTCTGACGATCGACCCGATCAAGGCTGGCTTCACAAACTACGAGACCCAGATCAAGGCCACTCAGACTATCCTCGCGAACACCGCGTCCGAGGGTACAAAGATCGGCGACGTCAACAAGGTTCTCGCAGAGCTGAACGAGTACGCCAACAAGACGGTGTACAACTTCAGTGAGATGACCCAGAACATCGGCACGTTCACCGCGGCGGGTGTGAAGCTCAAGCCTGCAGCTGCCGCGATCAAGGGCATCGCCAACCTCGCAGCTCTGTCGGGCTCGAACTCGGAGCAGGCCTCGACAGCGATGTACCAGCTGTCCCAGGCGATCGCCGCCGGGTCGGTCCATCTTCAGGACTGGAACTCCGTCGTCAACGCAGGACTCGGCGGCAAGACGTTCCAAACGGCGTTGGAGAACACAGCTCGTGCTTCCGGCGTCAACATCGACAAGATCATCAAGAAGGCCGGTAGCTTCCGCGAGTCCCTGCAGAAGGGCTGGCTGACCTCCAACATTCTGGAGAAGACGCTTTCCCAGTTCACTGGCGACCTGACCAAGAAGCAGATCGAGTCTATGGGTTTCTCGGCCAAGCAGGCCGAAGGTATTCTGAAGACCGGTCAGATCGCGGTAAACGCGGCTACCCAGATCAAGACCTTCTCACAGCTGACCGATGCGCTGAAGGAAGAAGTCGCCACCGCCTATGCGTCGATCTTCAAGACGATATTCGGCAACATCGGCCAGGCGACGACTCTGTTCACGGCGATTCACAACGTCGCTGAGAACGCACTGACCAAGCCTGTCTATGCACTTAACACTCTGCTGCAGGGAGTGGACAAGCTCGGCGGTCGAACCGCTCTGATCGACGCCTTCAAGCTGGCGTTCAAGGAACTCGGCGATTTCATCAAGCCGATCCAACAAGCATTCCGGGAGATCTTCCCGCCGGTGACCGCTGAGCAGATATTCAAGCTCATCGCAGCGTTCCACGTCTTCATCGAGAATCTGCAGATCAGCAAGACCGGCGCCGACGAACTCAAGCGGACCTTCGCCGGTGTCTTCGCTGCCATCAGTCTCGGAATCGATGTCGTCAAGGACATCGTCAAGATGTTGGTGAATCTCTTCGAGTCCTCGACCAAGGGCTCCAGCGGAATCTTGAAGTTCACCGCAAGTATCGGTGACTGGCTGGTTAATCTCAAGAACGCCAATGACAAGGGCCAGGTTCTCGCCAATTTCTTCGACAAGCTGACGGCGAAGCTGCAGATTCCGATCAAGTATATTCGGGAACTCGGCACTTACGTTGAGTCGCTCTTCGGGAAGTTTGACGGCGCGAAGGCTGAATCGTCGATCGTCGGTGTCACAGCCAAGCTGGGTCCGATGGGCAAGCTTCTCGATATTGTCCAGGCAGCATGGGGCAAGTTCACCGATTCGATCGGTAAGATTGCCCAGAAGTTCGAACCCCTGGCCAAGAAGTTCGGTACGTTCTTCAACAATCTGGGCAATCAAATCCTGTCCAGTCTGAGCAACCTGAACTTCTCCGACGTCCTCGGGACGATCAACACGGGGCTGTTCGCAGGTCTCATCCTACTGGTCAGGAAGTTCTCGAGCAGCCTGCTGGGAAGCGGTCTCGGCGGTGGTGGCGGTCTGGTACACGCATTCACCGAGTCTATCGACGCGCTTACGGGCACTTTGAAGACAATGCAGGGAACGCTGAAGGCCGCGACTCTCCTCGAGATCGCCGTAGCCATTGGTATTCTGGCCCTGTCCATCTCGACACTGTCGAAGATCGACGCTGGTGGTCTGCAGCGTTCGGTCACTGCAATCGGCGTTCTGTTCGGCGAACTGCTCGGTTCGATGGCGGTCCTCCAGAAGGTCCTCGGAACCACCGGCTTCGTCAAGCTCCCGATCATCAGTCTGGCCTTCATCGGGCTGGCGATCGCGGTCAACCTCCTGGCCGATGCGGTCAAGAAGCTGGCCTCGCTGGACATGAGCCAGCTCAAGCACGGACTCGCGGGACTCGCCATCATCCTCGCGGAGATGGTCGAAACAGTGAAGCGGATGCCTCCGTCGTCCGGTCTCATCTCCACCAGCATCGGTCTCGTGATCCTTGCTGCGGGTATCGAGATCCTGGTCGACGCGGTCAAGAAGCTGTCCGCGCTCAGTTGGACCGAACTGGCCAAGGGTCTTATCGGCGTCGGAGTTCTGCTGGGAAGTCTGGCTCTGTTCACCAAGTTCGCTGATGCGGACAAGGGTGGCGTCCTTCAAGGTATCGGACTGATCCTGCTGGCTACGGGCATCGAGATTCTCGCTCAGGCGATGAAGATCTTCGCTCAGTTCTCCTGGCAGGAGATCGGTAAGGGACTGACTGCGCTGACCGGGTCGCTGGCGGCCATTGGTTTGGCTCTTACCCTGATCCCCCCGGAGTCCCTTCTGTCGGCGGCCGCGGTTCTGGTCGTTGCTTCCTCGCTTCAACTCATCGTCAAGGCCCTACAGCAAATGGGGTCCATGTCGTGGAGCGAGATCGCTAAGAGTCTGGTCGAACTGGCCGGTGCTCTTGCTATCATCGCTGGCGCTATGGCTCTGATGACCGAGGCGTTGCCTGGCGCTGCTGCCCTTTGGGTCGTGTCTCTGTCGCTTGGTGCGATCACTGACGCTTTGATCAAAATGGGAGACATGTCGTGGGGTGGATCTCTTCTCCTGATCTCGGCAGCAATGATCCTCATGACCGAAGCGCTTCCCGGTGCTGCTGCCCTGCTCATAGTGGCGGCTTCTCTGGCCATTCTCACGCCGGTTCTGCTAGCCATGGGCGACATGTCCTGGAGCGAGATCGGCAAGAGTCTGCTCGAGCTGGCTGGCGTGTTCATCATCTTCGGTGTGGCAGGAGCGCTACTGACTCCTGTGGTTCCGACCCTGATCGGCCTCGGACTTGCCATCACTCTCATCGGTGCTGGTGTCCTGCTGGCTGGCGTGGGTGTCTTGGCGTTCTCGGCAGGCCTGACGGCTCTGTCGGTCTCGGGCGCCGCTGCAGGCGTGGCGCTGATCGCCATCGTCACGGGTCTGGCTGGAACTCTGCCGGTCATCGTGAAGGACTTCGGTGCGGCTCTCCTAGCCTTCGCCGACGTCATCGGGAAGAGTGCTCCGGCTATCGTCAAGGCGATCGTCACTCTGCTCGAGTCCCTGCTGAGCGCTATCGATCAGCTCGCACCGAAGATTCTCCACACACTGGGTACCCTGCTGACCGAGCTCGTCGACGCAGCGGTGAAGTACGAACCCCACCTGGTGAGTGCTGGAATGGGTCTGATCACGTCTCTCCTCAACGGCATAGCCAAGAAGGCCCCCGGGCTTGTCACGGCAGCCGTGAACATGGTGGTTGCGTTCACCAACGCCGTCGCCAAGAACCTGCCCAAGATCATTCAGGCAGGCGCGAACCTGGCTATCAAGTTCGTCAACGGTGTTGCGGACGCGATTCGCAAGAACTCCAAGGCGATGGGCGCCGCAGGTGCAAACCTCGGTTCCGCGATGGTCACAGGTATGATCAGCGGTATGGCTGGCGGTATCGGCAAGATCGCGTCTGAGGCTGAGAAGCTGGCGAGGTCTGCCATATCCTCGGCCAAGCACGCTCTTGACAGCCACTCGCCGTCGAAGGAGTTCATCAAGATCGGCCAGGATGTCGACAACGGCTTCGCCATCGGCATCAACAGCAACACCGCAGGAGTCAAGAAGGCCGTCACCACTCTGGCCAACCAGCTGATCACTGGTATGAACGATTCTGCCAACACGATCGACAGTCTGAAGAACAAGCTGTCGAGCCTGACCAAGGCCCGGCACAAGGACTACACCGAGATCGCTCAGACCAACAAGGCGCTTGCCCAGGCTGAGAAGGAGCACAAGGCCGAGTCCGCTGCCTACACGGAGCTGACGAAGACGCTGAAGCCCCAGCAGACCGCTCTCGGGAAGCTCGGCGACCAGTACGATGCGCTCACCACGAAGATCACTACTGCACAGAGTGCTCTGACTGACGCGCAGAAGACCATGGCCGACTTCAACACCCAGATCACCCAGCAGTACCAGACGCTTCCGGAACTCCCTGACGCCACTACGGACATGCAGTCCGTCGGTGACTACGAGGTCAGCCTTCAGAAGCAGATCAGTGACACCCAGACGCTGGCCACCACGCTGCAGCGTCTCCGTGATCTTGGTCTGAACGACGACACGTACAAGCAGCTTCTCGCTGGTGGTATAGCTGATCTTCCCTTCGCCCAGCAGCTTCTCGCTGGCGGTAAGATGAGTGTCGATCAGATCAACGCCCTGGACAAGCAGCTCGACGCAGCTGCTATCGGAATGGGCAAGACTGCCTCTACAGACCTCTACCAGGCAGCGGTCGATGCGGCCGCCGGTCTGGTCAAGGGTCTTCAGGACCAGCAGTCTGCAATCGAGAAGCAGATGGAAAAGATCGCCGAAGCGATGATCAAGGCCATCAACAAGAAGCTTGGAATCAAGTCCCCGTCCAAGGTTCTCCGGAGCGTGGGTAATTTCTCCGGCGACGGTCTCGTTCAAGGCCTCGACGATTCCACCGACGCCATCGCCAAGTCCGCCTCGAACATGGGACAGACCGCTGTGACGTCTCTCGCGAAGTCGCTAACCGGCATGTCCGACCTCATATCCGGTGGGATCGACACAGCGCCTACAATCACACCGATTCTGGACTTGTCCAGTGTCAAGAAGTCCGCGAGTCAGATCGGTGGAGTGTTGAGTTCGCAGTCTCTTTCTGTCAACTCCGCATATTCCAAGGCTCTCGCTGCGTCTTCCGGTCACATGTCCAATGTGGCGGCTTCGACCCAGACGACGGCTACGACCGGACCTGTGGCACCTGTCAGTTACACCCAAAACAACTACTCGCCCAAGGCTCTCTCTGCGGTCGAAATCTACCGTCAGACGAAGAACCAGATTTCCACCCTTAAGGAGGTTGTGAAGGTTCCATGATCAATTTGATCGAAGTACGGACGCCTCAAGGCGACCTCCTGACCCTGTCACTGCTGGATCTCAATTCTGGGCTCCAGGTTCAGGATGTCGACGGTCTCGATCCGGTTAACGCCACGATCACGACCTCGAACTACGCCAGCCGTGACGGGGTGCAGTACCAGAACAGTGTCCGCGGCTCAAGGAACATCGTGATCACTCTGGGCTTGCGGCCAGACTATCTCACGACCTCGGTCCGTGCCGTCAGGAACCAGCTGTACTCATATTTCCTCCCGAAGGCAGTAGTCAGTCTTCGTTTCTACATGGACGACGGACTGATCGTGGACGCAACGGGGAGAGTCGAGACCTTCGTGGCCCCGCTCTTCACCAATGACCCGAAAGCCACAATCTCGATCATTTGTGACGATCCGGACTTTTCCGGCACTACGCCGGTAGTAATCAGTGGCAGCACTGTGTCCAGCACCGTCACAACCCTGGCCGA